GTATTGTGTTGGGTATGGATATGAACAAGGATATACAGCAGGAGCTTTATCTCAGCAGGAAGCGTTTGAAGTCAGAGATGAGCCGTGCGCTCTCGTGCATTAGTCCAGCGTCTAAGAGGAAGTTGGCGGCTGAGTGGCAAAGCAAATACAGTGCCTTGTTTTACAAAGAGCTGATTTCTTGTGCCAAGAACAAAGATGCCATGCGTGAGATAGCCAACTGGGATGTGGAGAACATGAGATGAATTTCAACTTAGCCCAGTTCTACAAGTTTTGTGCAGAACTCAAGATTGAAACCAAGGAGGAGGGCTTGAAGAAGATGGGCAAGCTCCTTGGCACTCAGACCTATGTGATGAGTGAGATACAAAAAGGGTTAAATGATGATGTTCATTTCTTTGTCATCCTCAAAGGCCGTCAACTGGGTATCACAACGATTTCCTTGGCTCTTGATTTATATTGGCAGTTCACCCACCCTGGTTGGCAGGGAACTTTGGTTGCAGACACTGAAGAGAACAGGGATATGTTCAGAAGCACTTTGGCAATGTACATCGAGGGTCTTCCAAAAGAATATAAGATTCCTCTGTTGGCACATAACCGTAACCAGATGGTGCTCAAGAACCGTTCCAGACTGTTCTATCAGATTGCTGGAAACAAGTCTCGCTTGGGGCAAGGCAAGGCGATTACATATCTTCACGGTACAGAAACAGCCTCTTGGGGCAACGAGGAAGGTCTAGCATCCCTGCTCTCCTCACTGGCTGAGAAGAACCCAGAGCGCTTGTATATGTTTGAATCCACCGCACAGGGGTTCAATATGTTCCACGATATGTACAAGACCGCTAAGAGGGCAAAGACCCAGCGTGCCATCTTCTGTGGTTGGTGGCGCAACGAGCTGTATAGCGTTGAAGCCTCCAGCAACCTCTACAAGGTCTACTGGGATGGCAAACTCAAGGCTGAGGAGAAAGAGTGGGTCAAGGAAATCAAGAAGCTCTATGGCGTTGAAATCAACTCACGCCAGATGGCTTGGTGGCGCTGGAAAATGTACGAGGTCATCAAGGATGAGACCCTGATGTATCAGGAGTTTCCACCCACTGAGGACTATGCCTTTGTGATGACGGGGACATCTTTCTTTAGTCACACACGCTGCACCGAATCTGCCAAGCAAAGCAAGAAGAGGGAATATGCCAACTACCGTTACGCTTTTGGTCAAGTGTTCCAAGACACCGAGGTGCTCCCATCCACCGAGCGACTGTCCCAACTTAAAGTATGGGAAGAACCCGTTGACACCGCCTACTACGTTATCGGTGCAGACCCAGCGTATGGTAGCTCAGACTGGGCTGACAGATTTTGTATTCAGGTGTTCAGATGCTACGCTAACGGCCTTGACCAAGTTGCCGAGTTCACCACCTCAGAACTCAACACCTACCAATTCGCTTGGGTCATTGCCCACCTCGCTGGAGCCTACAAAAACTCAACACTGAACCTCGAAGTCAACGGCCCTGGTCAAGCAGTCATCAACGAGATACGCAACTTAAAGCGCATGGCAAGCGCAATGGGTGGGCCACAAGGTCATGGCTTGATGGATGTACTTGGCTCCATGCAAAACTACATCTGGCGCAGAAACGACACGCTTGGAGGCTTGTCCAACAGCATTGGTTACTTGACCACGAGTTCGACCAAAGAGCGGATGCTCAACTACATGAAGGACTACTTTGAGCGTGAGATGATGCGCCTCTTTAGCATGGAGTTGTTGGAGGAGATGAAAGGCATCGTGCGTGACAACGGTTTCTTGGGCGCACCAGGTCGTGGCAAAGACGATAGGGTCATTGCTGCGGCTTTGGCAGCGGTCTGCTATGCCGAGCAGATTCAGCCCCGCCTGATAGCGGCAAAGATAACCAGAGAGGTGAGTGAGGCGCAGGAGTCTTTCACACCAGAGCAAATCACTACGCAAAGCACGGTCAGCAACTACCTCAAACGCATAGGTTTGTATGGACAATAAATTCTTATCCAAAGCACAGCTCAAGGCTGAGATGAAGCGCTTTATTGCCGACTTGGACAGGGGCATCTCCATCAACCTCTTTGCCGAGCTTTGCGGCATCAGCAAACAACACTTGAATGATGTGTTCAAGTACGAAAAAGAGCCACTGACCGAACACGTACAGAGGCGTGTCAACAAAGGCTATGCCGACTGGAAGGCTGGCAAGGTCGTGGTCATGCGCCTTGGGCGCAAGAAGTGGGTCGAGTACAGGCGTGAGCCTAAACCACCCCTCTTCCCAACAAGTAAGTTAGTACTCACTAACCAAGGATTCCAAGTCAAGGTAGGATTCGTCAACCGCCATGACTACAGCCAACCACAGCTTGACGAGCAACTCAGGGGGTAAAAATGCCTGTTCTTCACGACTATCACTGCGCCAACCACGGGATTTTTGAGTCTTTTGAGGCCAAATGTCCCATGAAAAACTGCAAGGGTGAGCTATCCAAAGTTTTCTTGAAACCTGTTGGCATGAAGTCCGACAAAACCAAAAAAGCCGACAAAACGCTAGATAACCTTGCTCTTGACTTTGGCATGACCGACATCAAGTCAACCCGTGAGGGTGAATCACAGACAGGCTACTACACCCGCAACAATGCAGAGCCTGCACAGGAAAAACCAAGGGAGGCACGCCCAGGCGATGCCGCCATTTGGGGTGGCGACAACCGATTCAGCATGAAGTCGGTGATGAATGGCTCCATTCGCCCCGTGGCTGACGAGTCAGTGGCTTTCAACCCCAAATCCGCTGGCAATTTGACGGGGCCAAAGGCAGGCGTTATCATCAACGACCATGAGAACCTTCAGGTTAAGCCATGATAATCCCTAAAGAGCCGCTAGAGCGTGAGTTCTTTTATCTCGACCTCATCAAGAAATGCTTGGTGAGTCGGGAAGAACGCAAGGTCGATTACGGCTCCCTGCGCTCATGGTATCTCTTTGGCAACGGGCCAGATGAAGCGCCAGCGCTTTACAACAAAATCTACCCGCACATTGACCAACTCACCAGCTTTCTGTATTCCGCAGAAACCACCCGCTTTTCCATCAACATTGGAGCTAGCGTCAAAGAGTCTGAACACGCCAAGATTCCAGTGTTGACCAGAGCGCTCAACGACAAGTGGCTAGACACCAACGCTGACCAGAAGTTTGCACTCGCTACCACTTGGGCGCTTTGCTACAACTCAGGGTTCATCAAACTAGTGATGAAGGGCAAGACCCCGCATCCCCACTATGTTGAGCCTGCTTGCGTGGGTGTGTTGCGTGAAGACATCCCAGGTTTGGACAACCAAGAAGCGTTTGTCCAGACCTACTACATCACAAAGTCAGAACTGTACTCACAGCTTTTCCGTCACCCCAAGCGGGATGAGATTGTCAAACGTGTGCAGGGTATGCAGCACGAGCGCACAGAAATAGCCAACGGCATTGAGCGCATCATCCTCTCGCAATCCAACCCCACCATGTACGGCAATGTCAACCTCGACCTCGCTGGCATGAACCGCTACAAAGCTCAAGTCTCAGAAGAAACCATTGAGATGACCGAGCTGTATGTTTGGGACGATGAAATCAGCGACTACCAAGTGGTCACCAAAGCAGACCCTGATGTCATCATCTATGACCGACCCAACGAGCAAATGTTCTTGAAAGGCGAGTTGCCATTCATCCAGATTGCGCCCAACCCGCTCTACGATTATTTCTGGGGTCTGTCTGAAGTCCAACGCTTGATTTACTTGCAACAGTTGCGTAACCGCAGGATGACCGAAATCCTTGATTTGCTCTCCAAACAAGTCGCACCACCCACTGCCCTGATTGGCTTTACAGGCATATTGGATGAAAAGAACTTTGCCCTAAACCGTGCTGGCGGTTTGTTGGCAACAGACATGCCAAACGCCAAGGTCGAGAAACTCGCCCCCCAAATGCCCCAAGACTTGTTCCGTGAGATTCAAGAAATTGATTCCATGTTCGAGGAGGCATCTGGCATTGTCTCTGTATTGCAAGGTAAAGGTGAGTCTGGTGTGCGCTCCTCTGGTCACGCCTCTCAGCTTGCTCGTTTGGGTTCTAGCCGAGCCAAGAAAAGAGCATTGGTCATTGAAGACAGTCTGGAAAAACTAGCCACCCTGTATCTCAAGTGTATGCAGGCGTATGACCCGACTCACTTCCAAGACATCAATGGCGTGCCATTCATTGCCGAGCAGTTTACCCACGACTTTGTGGTTAAAGTGGACGCTCACTCCAACTCGCCCATCTTCATGGAAGATTTGCGGACGATGGCGTTTAACCTCCTCAAAGCTGGAGCCATTGACAAGGAAAGCCTGCTTGATTTGATTGAGCCACCCATGAAGCAGTTGCTCAAAGACCGCTTGCGGGTCATGGAGGCCAAGCAACAACAACAAGCTCAACAGCAACAACAAGCACCCAAGTCCGAGGGTAAACCCGAACTGAGAAAGGTGGGATGATGGCTAAAGACGCAGGCACAAAAGGAATGACCCAGCCCAAGGCTGACCAGCCAAGGGTGTCAACCGACACGCTCAAGCGTGGCGAAGGAACGCCAAACTTGACAATGCGCCAGACAGGGTATAAAAATTACACTGGGCGCAGTCAAAGGGACTACACTCGCAAATGAAAGGATGCACGATGTACCGCAAGCACAAGCGTGGTCGTAAGACCCGTCGGTAATTCCCACCCCTGAACGGGAATAAAGGGTATGGCTGCTTCCCCTCTGAAGTAAGTGGCCGCCTCACACCAAGGAGCGCATCATGCGTAAAGGTCGTAAAGGTCGTAAAGGCCGCAAGTAATCCGTAAGGATTTGTCTTTGGGGAGCTGACATAAAATGCTCCCCACCCCTTGACAAAATGTTTGTAAGCACTTACAAACGCACTTAGGAGAAAACATGAGTGTTCCTGCGGACAAATTGATGGAGTTGATGCGTGGCCCGAAAAGTGCAGGCGCTCCTGCCCCCATGCCGCAAATGCCCACTGCACCTCAGACTGATGTCGAAACTCCTCCTATCGCAGCCCCCATGTCCACCCCTGAACCAAAAATGGGTAGTCGGGAAGCCGCTCTCATCAACATTGGCATGGCTATGGACTTGATAGAGCAATCCCTTCCCGCACTCGGTTCTGAATCTGAAGAGGGCAGAAAAGCGCTGGACGCTATTCGCAACCTCACAGGTGTCATGGGGCCACGCAAAGCAAAGACCAACGAATTGCAGCAAGCTGAGATTCTTCAGATGCTACAAAGTTTGCCGCAGGCTGGTGGCGCAGCGCCTGAAGCAAAAGCGATTGCACAAGCGCCCATCCCTGGTATGCCCCCAATGGGTGGCGCACCAACACCTTCCCCAATGTAAAAGGAGTCCACAAATGGATTTATTCAAACCCCGTGGCGCAGCCGCACCCCGCAGACCCACTGACAATCAGCGTCAACATGGTCAAATGGTTAACACCCCTCGCTTTGCCGAGTTGGGTGGCTTGACTGGACCCGCCAAAATGGGCAAGGCTGGTATGAGCGTTCAAAAACCTGGTGACGGCAAAAAAGTCATCTAAACATTCATAGAGGGTACACATCATGTCACTTGAAAATCTTTCCCCCGAAGCCCGTGACGAACTGGCTGCACTTGCTCAGAAGTTGGCTGACAACCCTGAGACACGCAAAGATTTCTTGCGTATGACCAAGAAGGTCAACCCTGACCTTCCCATTCCAGAGCTTGAGATTGAGGACAAAACCTCGTCTGCTCTGGACAGCATCCGCAAAGAAAACGAAGCCATGCGTGCAAAGCTGGCTGAGAAGGATGCCAGAGAAGCGCTAGACAAAAGGCGTGAGGCTTTGGTCAAAAAAGGTTTGGTGAGTGATGAGTCAGAGATTGAAGCCGTAGAAAAACTCATGTTGGAAAAGAAAATTGCCGACCATGAGACTGCGGCTCAGTATCACCAGTGGATGAAACAAGCGGCAACGCCAACCCCTTCTGGATACGCTCCGTCTGCGGTCAAGCAATTTGACCTCAACAAGTACTGGAAGAATCCTGGCAATGCTGCTCGTGAAGAAGCGGTGAGAGCGCTCAATGAGATGCGTAAACCTATGCGTCCCATTGGATTGTGAAACAGAGGGTATTTTTCTAGGAGAAAACTATGCCTATTGGTGGCGGTATTCTTCCAGCGACAGGTAGTTCGCAATTCAACGAGTTGACCTATGTTACTCGTAGAGCGTTTATCCCGAAGCTGGTTGTTCAACTGTACAACTCAACCCCGTTGATGGCGGCACTGATTGCCAACAGTCAGCAAGCCTCTGGCGGTGTGAGTTCTGTGACTGCACCCGTTCAGGGAGCGCAGTTTGTCAATGCACAATGGTCGGACTATTCTGGTTCATTTAACCAGCCATCAGTCCAGCAGGGTGCATATAACGCTGAGTATGACTTGAAACTGATGATTGCACCAGTGCCGTTCCTCGGCATGGAAGGCGCTGTTCAGCAAGACGCAGCTATCATTCCTCTCATCGAGGCACGCATGAACGATGCGACCAACGTGATGATGGATGCAATGGCTACCGCCTTGTACAACAACACCACCAACACTCAGCAGTTCATCGGTCTGCCAGCGGCAATTTCCAACACGGGTACTTACGGCAACATCAACCGTTCGACCTATTCGTGGTGGCAATCTGCTGCATACAACGCTGGTAACGTCAACCCAACCCGTCAAAACATCCTCCAGTACATCTCTGGCACGGTGAAAAAAGGTGCAGAAATGCCCTCGTTTGGCGTGTGTGGTTTCGGTACTTGGACTCTGCTTGCTCAAGACTTTGTGGGTCAAGAGCAATACGTTATCACCCCTGGTTCGGGTTTTGACAGTGACGCTAATGGCCCTCAGGCAGCATTTCGTGCGCTGATGGTCGCTGGTGTTCCCATCTACCCTGACCCCTACTGCCCCGAAGGGACTGTGTACTTCATCAACACCAACTATCTCTCGCTCTACATCCATGAGCAGGGTTCGTTTGTGTTCACTGGATTTGAGTCCACTCTTCCCAACTGGCAAATCGGTTATGTCGGTGCTGTTCTGATGATTGC